ACGGATCACTGAATCCTCAAAAAAGCTCCATGCTCCTGGATTCAAATGGTCTCCCACCCAACCTGAATACGATATCATGGTGGCATTCTGGAAAGAGATGGAGAAAATCAGAGAGGAAGCAGAACGCATAGTAGGAGCCTCCAAGAGACTCCATGCCCCTGAATTCAAGTGGTCCCCCACACAGCCTGAATATGATATCATGGTGGCATTCTGGAAAGAACTGAAAGGAATCCGGGAGGAAGCGGAGAGAACCGCTGAAGCCTCCAAGAAACTCCATGCCCCCGAATTCAAGTGGGCACCTACCCAACCCGAATACGATATTATGGTGGCATTCTGGCAATGGATGGAGAAAATCAGAGAGGAAGCGGAAAGAACTGCCGAAGCTTCCAAGAAACTCCATGCCCCCGAATTCAAGTGGTCCCCCACGCAACCGGAATACGATATTATGGTAGCGTTCTGGGCAAAAATGAAATCTATCCGCGAAGAGGCAGAACGAATCGCCGAAATCACCGGTGCACCAGAATTCAAATGGACCCCAGGGGTTGTTGGAGGAGGGGCACCTGAGATTGACTATTCTGCCCTCGGTTGGGAAAAAATAGATAAATGGGTACGGGAGCGGAAACGCCAAATGCAAGCTGCTCTCCAGCTTGAAGTCCCTGCCTGGAAATGGGAAGCTGGCGGGTTGGGGGTGGGGCCGATGGAGGAAGCCTTAAAGCGCGTGGGAAAATTCAGGGATGAGTTTAGGCGGGTGCAACAGTATTTGAGGGAACAGCAAATCACGGAAACAGAGCGCATGATGGACAACTGGAGAATGTATTTTAGCCAGGTGTTCGGCCTCCACGAGATGTCAAATGAGGAGATTGAGGGATTGTGGTCGACCTTAAGTGAATCGCAGTTGGAACGATTGACCGAAATGTACGAAGCTTGGGACGAATGGCTCAACGGATTCCTGACGGGGATGAAAGAGGCGGTGAGCGCGGCTTTATTGGCTGGGGAAGGGATACAAGGCGTGTTTCAGCGTTTGGGGAATTTTATTCTGGATTATTTTGTGGGGACCGTTATCAGGACGATGATTGATGAACTCTATAAAGCTCTCGCGCTGAAAGAGGCTCTTGGAGGTTTCTTCAGTGGATTCTGGAGTTGGCTCCTCCCCTTCGGCGGGGGCGGCACGCTGGTCAAGGCGTTCCAGCACGGTGGCACCTTCCCGGAGGTGGACACGCGCACGGCCGGCACGGTCAACCGCGCCACCATCCTCCCGATGGCGGGCGAGCGCGGACCGGAGGCGTTCGTGCCGCTTGAGGGCGGCTCCATCCCCGTGACCATCAGAGGAGGGGGCAGCGGCGTGAGCATCGGGAACATCGACGTGGGCATCACGGTGTACGCCGAAAGCATCAGGGACCTCTATGACCGCAACCGGGCCGAGTTCGAGGACACCATCGCCGACGCGGTGTCGGAAGGCATCCGCCGGGGCGCGGTCGCGGCGACCAAACTGGAGGTGAGGCGCTGATGGCCGTCCACCGCTGCCGGCTCAGCGACGGGACCGCGAACGTCGACTTCAACGTCGCCGAACCGCACCAGAGGCCGTGGCTCTACGAGGAGGACGTGGTCCGGGCCGCCGATGGGACCGAATGGCGGTACCAGTGGTGGCGGAAACGGACGTGGCAGTGCGATATCCACACGATGGCCAAGACGGATGCCGACCAGGTGAACACGTGGCGGAGAACGAACGAACGGCTCACGTTCTATCCCGATTACCAGGATGCCTCGGCCACGAGTTACACGGTCACGATCCAGAACAAGTACGAGCCGATGCAGATGAGGGATTCGGCCGGGGGATGGGACCGGGACTTCAAGGGGACCATCGACCTGGCGGAAGCATAAGAAAATATTACGGCGTAATAATCGGAGGGAATGACTTGGCCACTAGTTCAGACCTTGAAAATTTTACCCCGGAAGAGCTGGAGCGCTGCACGCCCCAGGAGATCGAGGACGCGCTCGCGGTGCGTATCGCGGTGAAGAACCCGAAACTGGCGCGGCGTTTCTTCGAGTTCGACGACACGGACCGGAGCAACTTAGTGGCGCGCTTCGGCGAGGTCGTGCGCGAGGGCGGGAAGGTGGTCGCGACCGCCGGCTCGCTCGACCTTGTGAACACGACCGGTTTCTTCTCCAACCTGTTCAACACGCCCGAGGACGCGGACAAGAGCGTGGCGCTCAAGGTCGGGTTCCCGGCGAAGAAGACCGTGTTCACCGGCAAGGGACTGCGCGTGGAGGCGCGGCGCACCCTGATGACGCTGTTCCTGCGCGACAAGTTCACCGACCTCCTCAAGAACGCGATCGGGGACGAGGACACCGCCGTCACCTACGGGCAAACCGAACTCCTCACCGACGGGGGCCTGGAGGCGTGGGACGACGCGAACACGCTGACCAACTGGGACGATGGGACCGAACCGGTCCCCATTCTGCAGACCGAGGGCGAGCATGGCGGAACCTACGACTGCAAGATATTGGGCGACTCTGGCGGTGATCTCAACTACATCGAACAGAGCGGCATTGCCATCACTGGCGGGAACGCTTACGAGCTCTCGTTCTGGCACATTCAGGACACGGGCGAGACCAACCAGGGGTTGAAGTACTACATTAAGGACGAGGACGGCTACTACCTGCAGTCTGACGGCTCGTGGGATAATTCCGAGACGTACCTGACCGTGACCGTGGGCCAGACCTACGCGCGGGAGAGCGTCGTCTTCGTCACCCGTGCCGATGCCGAGACGCTCACGGTGCGAATCAGGAGCAGCGTGGCCACGGAGGACGATTGCCGGGTGGACGACATCACCCTCCATGACGGCAACCCGGCCTGCATCGCCTGGAACGTGCTGGTGGTCAAGAACGGGCTCGATTCGACCGTCGGCTCCAGCAACGCCGACATCGACTACGCCGATTGGGAAACGTGGGGGGACGACTGCGGGGAGGCCGAGCTCTGCCTCGGATGCAGCTTCAAGGGGACCGAGACCGAACGCATCCTGAATCTGCTGGCGAAGTACAGCCATTCCTACGTCTACATCAACGAGGACGGGAAGGTCGACTTCAAGCGGATCAAGTCGGGCGGTTCGTCCGTGATGAGCATCGGCGAGGACGAATGGTCGGAGTACAGCGCACCCACGGAGAAGAAAGACCTGGCGAACGACATCACGGTGGCGTACGACTACGACGGGGCCGCATGGGCGGGCACGGTGACGGACTCGTCCACCGCGTCGCAGACCACCTGGGGCACGTTCCCGCACCTGGTGCAGGAGACCGACATCTGGCACGAGACGCAGGTCTCGGCCGAGAGCTATGCGGCGAAGCACTTGGAGCTGTACGCGAACATGCCGAGCTACATCAACGTCACCGGGCCGCTGTGCCTGGTGGACCTCGACATCGGCGACATCGTGAAGCTCACCCTGTCCGAACTCGACCTCAGCGACCAGTACTGCCGGGTGGAGCGGATACGGAACAACGCGCTGGTCAACTCGAAGGTGACGCTGACGCTGAAGAACCTGGCCACGGAGAACTTTTTCTTCAACATCGACTCGGCGGACGAGTGGGAGGACGGGACCATCCCGACCAATATGAAGAAAGGCGACGGCTACATCATCCTGAAGCGCAACGCCGGCTCCTATTTCCAGTTCGACACGGCCGACTATGGGCATGTGGCTACCCCGAGTTCAGTCACCTACATGGAGGACAAGGAGGTCGACAACTCCGGGGAGGACGACCTGCAGATCCAATGGCGGATGACCGTGCAGATCATCAGCGGTTCCCAGGGGCCGGCCGAATTCGGCATCCAGATCTACGACGAGGAGAACAACCTGCTCGACAGCGAGGACTGGCAACAGGCCATCAGCTCCACCCCCACGACGGTGACGAAGACGGCGACGCTCGACGTTTCCGGGATCAGGGCGGGGCAAACGATGAGGATCAGGCGCTGGGTGAAGGGCAACAATCTCAGTTTCACGACATCCTACACGCACATCAAGCGTATGAGCTACGCCTCGACCGCCACTTACACGTCGAAGCACAAGTACTGGGAGGCGACGGTGAATTATGCCACGTGCGCGGTCGAATCGACGTTGAACGGGGAGAGCGCGACGGTGCAGCTGGAGACCTCCGAGGACAACTTCTCGACCACCGAGGATACCTGGGGAGGACCGCAGGCGCTCTCCGGGGGGGAGGAGAGCTTCGACGTCTCCGCGCTCCAGAGCTCGAAGTACGTCCGGGCGAAATTCGTGCTCAATTCCAGCGACGGTGGCGCGTCCCCGCGGGTGGATTTGTGCCAGGTGTTCCCGTCATGAGGGAGGTGAGGGTATGTCGGTAGACAAAGACGTTGACATGTTCCTGATGAGTTGGGCGCTGGAGCGGTACCTCGACTTCGATCTCGGCATCGGGGAGAGCGGGAAATGGCACGCCAACCGGGACGTGACCATCACCGAGGTGAGCTATCATAACAAATCGGCCGGGACGGCGCTGACGAGCGCGGCCACCGTGACCAACAACGGAGACGCGGCATCATCGTCCAGCGCGGACCTTGCCGCCGACACCTCCGAGGCGGACACGACGATCACGAACGCGGCGGTCACGGACGGCAACTATATCAAGGCCACGGCGGGGGACCAGCCGATGCACATCACGGTCACCGTGAAGGTGACGATGGGGTGACAAAATGAGAACATGGATTGCGCTTGCACTAGGGATAATCGCCGCGATGGTATTCTGCGGCGCGGCATTGGCGGGACCGCCCACGGCGATATTGCTGACGGAGATCGCCACCGCCCCGGCGACCCCGGCGGCGGGGGAGTTCTACATTTACGCGCTCTCGGCCGACTCCACGCTCTACGGCAAGGGTGACGACGGGACGGCGCATGATCTAGAGGCGGCTACCCTTGGTGCCGATTCCGTCAATGATACCCACATTGATTGGGGTACCGGTGCGAATCAGGTGGAACTCTCGGATATCCCCGCAACCGGGGCAGCTACTGATTACATCCCCCGCTATGACGGGTCCAATTTCACCGCGCGCGCGCTCTCGGCGGCGATCGGTGTGTGTATCTCTGGGACCCTTTCAGCGGAGAGTACCGCGGCCACTGTTTATATTCCTTTTGACATGACGCTCACCGACACTCGCGCGTATGCCGATACTGCGCCATCGGGTTCATCAATCAAGCTTGACATCCGGCTTGACGGTGCGACCATTTACTCAGGAACCAAGCTCAATATCGCAGCAGCGGCCAATTCTGGGACCCAGGCGACATTTGGAACGACTGCTGTGACTGCTTGGCAACGGTTCAACATCGATGTCAACGCAGTCGGGTCCGCAACGGCGGGCGGGGATAACGTCGCGATTACGATTGTGGGGACGAGGCCATGAAATACCTACTTGCACTGCTTGCATTCCTAACCCTGTGTGGCAGCGCGTTTGGAACCTACACGTACAAGCAGGAAATCACAGTATCTGCCTCAGCCGCCAAGACAAACATTCCTGTCGAAGTCGTGCTCAACGCCGACGATTTCGATTTCTCCCATTGTCGCTCTGATTTCTATGACCTGGAAATCCGGGCCAGCGACGAGACTACGGCACTCAATTACTACCGGATGTACTACCTCGATTGCCGTCCTACCGGGATTGATGATGCCATGTCGCCGCAAGGGACCTCGTGGAACTACGTGCAGCCACAGGCATACTACTACAGTTCTGCGAATACCTGCACCTATGTGGTCTATATGGACGATGCGCGAGACACATGCGTGAGTAAATTCGATCACACCACGAAGCTATGGGCTGATTCGGTACAGGTCTACACCGAGGGCGAGGCGAACAATCACGCGGCGAGCTGCATCTTCGTGGATTCGAGTGGCTATATCCACGTGATTGGGGGTGAGTACACCGGGGCTGCCGACGGGCTAAAACACTACAAAAGCACTAACCCAGAAGATATCTCCGCATGGGGGGACGCGGGTACGATTGAAAATGTTGAGGCGCTTACCCTTCCCTATGCGCTGGTAAGGGATAACGGCGATATCTGGCTATTTTCACGGGACAAACATGGCGCGAACGATTCTCGGACTGCATTGAATATCAGCACTGATGACGGGGCCAACTGGCAGACGATGAAGCATATCATTGATTCTGATGAACGACCCTATTTCGGTGGCGCGGTGGAGGACGATTCGGGCAATATCTGGATCGCCTGGACACACAGCAACGCCGGGGGGAGTAGCGAAAATACGTATTGTGCTAAGTGCGTCGGCGCGGCCTCCGGGACCTGGAAGGCTGCCGATGATACGGTAGTTACCGCGCCGTTTGACGGGACGGAAGCGGAGACATGTGTTGCAGCGACGGCATCGAACTCAGAGACATTTCCGGTGGACATCACCTTGGTCGATGATAAGCCGCTCATTGTGTACAATGATGATACCGGGGTTGCGGGTGATTGGACTCTAAAGACAGCCAAGTGGAGTGGCTCAGCATGGTCTACTCACACAGTGTATCAACACAGTTATTATCCTACCGAGGCAGCGTGGTCCTATTTGACTGCTGAGCTGTACTCCACGAGCGGGACGAGTAACGTTACGTGTTATTTTGTGGTAGGAGAAGGGTCAAGCGGTGAATGGAATTATGGCGGCGATATCCTGGCGTATGCGTCTACCGATGCGGGGTCCACCTGGACGGCGTCAGCGACGATCAAGACACTCGATTACAAGCACGATTGGGCTGATATCGAAACTCATTTTAACCGCAATATCAAATATGCCCGAACCACGGAGGGCCGGAAGAGCACCGCGACGGCGTGCCGGTTTGTATTTACGGAAACGTTTGGTGGTAACTGGGATGAGACGAATACGGGGGAGATATGGGCCTACGGGACCGAACAGGAGGAGGCGCGGCTATGGGCCAAGATGAGCCAGTTGTGTACCAGTGATTCTTTGTGGCTTTACTATGGTTGTGCCACTGACAGTACCGATGCTTCGACACGAGCGATTATGTATCTGTGGGATGATTTCGAGACCTATGCTGACGGGGATCGTAATCCTACAGGGTGGGTGACTGGTAGTAAAGGTGAAGTTGAAATTGATGATGCGTATGCGCGGGAGACATTGAGTAATAAAGCCTGGGCTAGCGAGGGCGGAGACTCAGCCAATGCCTATTGGTATATTCCGTTCGGGACGACCATGAGCGTAGACAATGGGCATGAGATTTACTGGTCCTGGCTGGTGGACGATCTAGACGAAGGGGTTCTGGCTGCATTGATGCCGGATTCGACCGTAGGGGCGAGCGCAACGGTATGGATGAAGATGGACGTGAATAATACGGATATTTCCTACTACGACGGGGAGTGGAAGGACGTATTGACTTCTCTGAGTGCTGAACAGTGGTACGTGTTCAAGGTATACAATGTCGATTTCACAAACCATCAATTCGACATCGACGTAGCGACTGACCATGGGGTGACTGGTACGAACGCCAATGGAAGCTTCCGGGACGGGACAAATAGCCAGATAACCCGGTTCTTCGCCAATAACGGGGATATTAATGAGCATGAGTGGTTTGACGATATTGTAGCCTATCCGGTGACATCTATATCGCAGACGTTCGGCTCGGAGACGGAGGTGTCACCTACACCGTCAGCTATGGAAGCGATCATCGTAACATTTTGGTAATATATGGATTTGAATGATAGTGATAAGTGTATCATCTAAGATATTTCTGTTCTGTGCCTGTGTTTTTGGGGTTTTCGGTATTTTGTATTGTACTGTTGAAGGCGGAATGGCATTTGTATTGTCGTCAGTGATGTTGGCGGTTGCGGCATTGATAGATTTGAAAGCAGAATAATCTATTAGGAGGCAATCATGGGTTGCATGAAAGACACCAAAGGACTGCGCTCCGGCCTGTTCCAGCATTACGCGGTCCAGCTCCGGGAGATTGCGAAACTCCCCGGAACATCCGTTCTGGAAGTCGGCCCGCGCGCAGTCGTGCATGACTACCTGGTATGGTCGGGGTACGAGGTGACCACGCTTGATATCGATCCGACGAGAAAACCAGATGTGGTGGGGGATATCCTCGATGGTCCGTTTGACGATGGGGAATTCGACATCGTGCTCTGCGCTGATGTGTTGGAGCACATTTCGGACGAACGGGTTCCTTATGCAATCAAGCATTTTCACCGGATAGCGGATTCTATGGTCGTCTCGGTACCGTGGAGGAGAGAGGTGGCTTTCTCCCTGTCGCTCAAAATCCCGAAACTAAAGAAACGCACTTTGGTCATCCCGGTGGCGAAGCGCCCATTGTGCCAAGGTCACGAGTGGGAATTGGAAGGTTGGGATGATGTACAATGGTTGGCTTGGATGATCCATCCAACCAGAACATTCCGGGTCCGCAACCGTCAGTATTTCATTTCAAGGAGGCAATCATGGGCTGGCTGAGTATGTTGGGGAAGATCGGCGCTATTTTGGGACTGACTTACAGGGCAATAATCTGGCTCTATAATCTGATCAAGAGCCGATAAGGAGACGATCATGTGGGAACAGGTAGGATGGATCTTATTGGGGATCCTGGTGGCCATCGGGGGCACGGCGCCGTGGTACACCGCAGGCCGGTCGAAGACGCGGGAGGTCATCAAGCTCGTGCGCGAGGGGTTGGACGTACCGGAGGCCGTGCTTGACGGGACCGAGTCCGACTCCGAGGGCGGCACGAAGCTGACCAACGGGGAGAAGAACGCGATCAAGACCGAGATAGGACAGGCGAAGGCAGCGTTGGACGATCTCCTCGGCAAGAAGTGAATGAGCTGTGGCGCGTGATAGATGGGGAGCTTGACGGGCTGAGAAAGCGATGTCATGGCAAGCCCTGGGAGCACAAGGCCGAAGAGCTCGCCAAGTTCCTCATCCGCGTCGCCAAGCTGGCCTGGATGTACTACCGCAAGAAAAGGAGGCCGGAGATATGAAGGTTCTGGTAGCGGTTATTGCCGTCCTCGCGGTCCTCGCGACTCTCGCCTCCTCGGCGCAGGCGTTCTCCCTCCCGGACATCAAGAAAGGGCTGGCGCTCAAGACGATCGGGCGCTACAGCATCACCCCCACCATAGAAATAGAGCTCTACGAGTTCGACTTCCGCGATCTCAACTACGACTACGACCTCGGCTTCGTCAAGGGTGACTTCGACATCATCGGCGAGACGCTCGGTGAGTGGACCGTGGACGCGGGGATAGGGCATGATTTGGTGTTGGTCAGCCTCGACCGGACCATCGTTCCGGTCATCGAGCTCCAGGTCGGCGTGTTCGTCGGCTACGACTTCGACCGCTATGACGGCGGCTTCGAGGCCGGGTTCGGCATCAAGGGGATACTCTGGTGAGCATCTCCGGGAAGAGCGAACCAGTGCCGGTCCCGGTCCCCGTGCCGTCCTCATTCCGCGACTGGCCGCCCCTGCTCCTCCTCACCGGTCTTGTGTGGGGGGAGGCGCGGGGGGAGCCGTGGATGGCGAAGCTCGGCGTCGCGTGGGTCGTGCGCAACCGCGTGGAGCGCGGCGGATGGTTCGGGGACGGGTGGGTCGCGATCATGGCCAAACCGTGGCAGTTCAGTTCCCTGCTGGAGGACGACCCGAACTCCGCGAAGATCAGGAACCCCCTGAAGCACGAGCCGTTCTCCGTGTGGCGCGAATGCCACCTGGCGGCCCTGCACGCGTTCCGCGGGGAAGGCACCGATCCCACCGCTGGCGCCACCCACTTCATCGATGACAGCATCAACCCGCCCGAATGGACCGGAAAGCTCATCTTTGCCTGCACCATCGGGCATCTCCTCTTTTACCGATAAACCACCATGATTAGGCAGTAGTGGCACCTCAGCGTTTTGGTGTTAATAGTAATGTGGGCATTCGCAAAGCGAATGAAACATCACTGGAAGCGAATGCGACAGTGATGAAAAGCGTTTATTCCAATATTTAATGTTTTGAATTCCGCCATGGGAAAATAGTGGAGTTAAGGAGAGGTGCGCTTAGTCGAGACAAGGAGGAATCATGACCAACGAAGCTGAGATTTTAGCCAGGATATGGGGGGGGAGGGGGTGAATAAAGTGTGTGAGTGGAAGCAGAGAAAATATGGCCAGTGGGGCATTTCAATGGCAATGTCCTTTCTGTGGCCGCAAAATCAAGGAGGCACCGCATGACCAAGATACATCATGACCTAGTATGTACCCTGGTAGCCGCCGCCATAGGTGTCTTGCTGGTGATCATAGGGATCGCAACGGGGGCACCGGCTGCGGTTTTATCACATGTACCGACACTTTGACCTGTTCAGCGGTATCGGTGGATTTGCTTTGGCCGCTGGGTGGGCGGGATGGACTACGGTAGGATTCGCGGAGACGAACGACTATGCAAGCAGAGTGCTCAAAAAACACTGGCCCGATATCTCCAACTACGGCGACGTGCGCGACGTCCCGGCACAAACAGTTGAGCTTGTTACCGGAGGGTTCCCCTGCCAGCCGTTCAGTCAGGCCGGGAAGCGAAGAGGCGCGAAGGATGACCGTTACCTCTGGTCGGCAATGTTTACAGTTATCAAAAGATGTCGGCCCACTTGGGTGCTTGGTGAAAACGTGCCTGGAATCATCAACATGGAACTCGACACAGTGCTTTTTGATTTGGAAGCCGAAGGCTACGCCACAAGGACGCTTGTTATACCGGCTTGTGCCGCGGACGCCTCGCACCGAAGGAACCGGGTCTGGATTGTGGCCTACCATAACAGCGCAGGACAGCGAGAACTGCGGTGGACCGAGTCAACAGCGCCGCAATACGAGGTCGCTCAATGCCGTAGTCAGAATATGGCCCACGCCGGTAGCCAACGATGCAACAGGCAGCCAATACACATACAACCAAGGCAACCACAAGAGCATATCGCTGAAATTGCCAGGGGCAGTCAGAATGTGGCCCACACCGAAAACGCCCACGGGCGGGGGGCAGACGATACGGAACACACCGGGCGGGGGTATCAGGAAACTAGAGGACAGGGTGAGCCAGGTGGAAGGATACAACACTGGCTCCCTGAACCCGACGTGGGTCGAGTGGCTGATGGGGTTTCCCACCGGGTGGACCGACTTAGATGTTTAGGTAATGCAGTAGTGCCGCAAGTGGCATATCCGCTATTGCGGTGGATGAGAGAAATATTACAAGAGGAGGCACCATGAAGATACTTTACGTAGGCCTGGTAGTAGCCGTGTTCCTGATAGGCACGGCGGGAATGGCGGCAGAGCCAGGGGCCCGGACCCCCACGGCGATGGGTTCCCACATCCCCACTGACCCCAGTGACCCCCTGTGGCTCCGGGAGGTCCAGTTATCCGGGGGCGGGTTCAACGGGGCCTTTGCGGAGGGCGCGAGCACGCACCCGGTCAACCGGGCCGGGCTGAGTCTCGTGACCCGGATGGGATTCCTGGCAGGGTATCACGTAAGTGATATGCGGACCGGGGGACTCGAACTCGGACTATCCAACAGCGGCAAGCTCCGTCTCCAGGGGAGCGCGGTCTTTTGGGCCGATACCCCGCAGGGTGGACAGGGTACGAGCGCCCGGATCGGCGCAGGGTACCAGGGGAGCCCTGAGAGCCTGGCGGTAGGCCTGGACTACATGACCCTACAGGATTCGTGGGGTCTATGGATAGGGATACCAATTAGATGAGGATACGCCCCCGCTGTGGCGTTCTGGTGAAAACGCTACGTTCGGGAAGACTATCAGGGACCATTAGGCTGAAAACGTGCACGAAGTAAGCCGAACGCTCGGAGCCGTAATCGGTAGTCAACCAGGTTCGAATTCTGGCAGCGGGGGCATCACAAGGAGGGGAGGATGAAACTAAGGTTATTTTTGCGGTGGACCTTTTCGGACAGTGAGGGGGTAAATAGTGGTTGTGACGATAAAACAGTGGTTGTGGATGTACCTGAATACCGTGCCCCCTGGGCGATACGTCAAGGCTATCGTTACACTGTTATTGGCGGTGAATGGTTGGAGGAGGAACCATGACTGACTTCGAGAAGGCCAAAAGATTTACACCATCCTCACAAGCTGGGGGTGGGTGTGGGAGCCGAGGGAAAAGGACATAGTTGTAGAAGAACCCGAGCTTACGGAAGGGACCATATCTGATGTAAAACGCGGTGGGATATGGATGTATTGGTTGGACGATGGGCCGAGTTTTGTAAGACCAGAAGATTGTATTCCCATCCTCCGCTTCCAGCAGCTCGTGGAGGCGGTTGTGGAGATGGGATACGAGGTCAAGTATTCTGGAACCGTAGACCCTGATTTCCAGGAGCTGACGGGAACTCAGGTCATCATTACGAACCTTACTCGTGACGAGCAAGGCTGTGAAGTGGGACGGAAAATAATAGCTGTTGGTGAATCCCCCACCTTCCAAGCCGCCATAGAAGCGGCGATCCTGAAAATGGGGGAAAAGGAGGCATCCGATGGACCTGAAGGAAATTGAAGCGCAGCGGCAAGAACGGTTGGCAAAAGAAAGAGAGGTTGAAGAGAGTTTGCACGGGACGCCTAATCCGAAGGATTGGTATTATCGGCAGGAACATATTGGGCGCATCGCTGAGTTGGAATGGATAGGAACCGTGTTGCATCAGCTTCGCCAGGAGTTGGAGGGAATACGCCCTGATTTATTTCGGCAGGTTCAGAATAAGAGATTGAGTCGTTCTGAACAATGGAAGTTAAATGAATTATTAAACCGCGTTCTCGGCGACAGGGAAGAACAAGACGCTCTCCACCGAGAGTACACGCCGCGTACCTACCCGGCACCGGAGGGGGGATGATGTTGTATTACGGGCAGGTATGTTGTTTGCGAGCCACTGGCTTGCGGACTAAACAAGGAGCTTTGTTGCTATATGACCCGGCGGAATGGGACTGGTACGAAGAGGATATACAAAACAAGAAGATAATATATCCCATAATTTCATGACCCACACTATCCCGATCCGTCTCCGCCCTAAGGCCCGCCCCCGCCGTGGCAAGGGGGGTCACTACTACACCCCGGATACCGGGGGGATTGCGCATTTCTTAATAAATACCCGGAGGGGAAGATGTTGCTGAAGGTGAGGGAGAGATGGACGAAGGTGTTCGGCATTCCCGGGAACACCGAGGATATCCTCGACAGGGCGTTGGCGCGCCGGGAGCCGAATTACTGGCACAGCTACAAGTACAAGCAGGGTACTTGGGACGGATGGCGCCATTTCTATTTCAGGAAATGGCACGGGTTCCCGACCGGACTCCTGCCGATGGTGGTCAAGCTCCTGGACTCGCTGAACGCCCGGTACGAGATCGCCGACCAGTGCCAGGTCATCCCGAGGGACCAGTGGCATCCGCTCCGCCTGCGCGGGATAGAGCTGCGCGATTTCCAGCGGGATACGGTGCATGCGGCACTGGAGCGCAAGCGCGGTATCCTGTTCCACGCCACGAACGCGGGCAAGACCGAGAGCGCATGCGGCATCATCCAAACGCTCCATGCACCCACGCTCTGGGTCACCCACCGTCGCAGCCTCATGCACCAGACGGCCGCGCGCTTGCTGGAGCGGATACCGGACATCACCGTCTCGCGCTACGGTGACGGTCTCAAGGAGGATGAGGGGACGGTTGTGGTCGCCGTGGTCAACTCCCTCGTCCGCCACCGTGACCTGAAGGGGTTCCTGAAGCGCTTCCGCGTCCTGGTGGTCGACGAATGCCACCACCTGGGCGGGAGCACGAAAACATTTTATAAGGTAGCGATGCAGTGCGACGCCTCCTACCGCTACGGTCTCTCCGGGTCGGCCATCCAAGGGAAGGCGATCGAGGATATGCGGCTCATCGCCTGCCTCGGCCCCGTGATCTCGGAGGTCACGAACCGCGAGCTCATCGACAGGGGGATATCGGCGGAGCCCCGCATCGTGGCGTTCGGCGTCACCGAACCGGAGGGGGCGCGGTCGTTGGGCTACGAGGACGCCTACGCCCGCGCCGTCGTGGAGAACAGGACCAGGAACTCGCTCGTGGTGAGGCGCATCAGGGAATTGGGGGTGCAGGCGTTGGTGATCGTGCGCCTCATCCGCCACGGCGAGCTCCTGGAGGCGATGCTCCGGGACGCCGGGGTCGACGCGCGCTTCGTGAGCGGGGAGACGAGCAGCGCGGACCTGTCGGTCGCCCTGGAGGAGTTCCGCGACGGGGCAATCGACACGCTCGTGAGCACGAACATCTTCAACGAGGGGATCGACGTGCCCGCGATCCGCCATGTCGCCATCGCCGCCGGGGGCAAGTCCTACGTCGAAATCCTGCAGCGGATCGGACGGGGACTGAGGCGCAAGGAGGGGGAGAACGTGCTCCACGTGACCGACTTCCGCGATTTGGCGAACCGGTACCTGAGGGAACACTCGGAGGTGCGCATGGCCGAGTACGAGCGCCAGGGGTTCACGGTGGAAGACGGTGGTTGACACGGGCCTGAGGACCAGGGACGGGCATCCGGTTCTCTACTCCGACATGACGGGTGAGTTCTACGAGCGGTGCGACGAGCATGGGGGCACTATGTTGATCCAGAGATCGGAGATGTGCTGAGGATCGGGAATCGGTGTTAATACAAGGTGCTATGGGTGAAACGATAGAGAGGGAACCGAGGCGGACCCCGAGGCAGGGGCAGGTCGAGTTGGCCAAGGCGAGATACCGGCGCAGTTTTTATCCACGCGCCGACTTCTCCCGGTTTACAGCGCGCCAGCTCCGCGTGCTCGATCTGGGAATACTCTACCAGCGCGTGCGGAGGGAGCGCACGGGGCAGGCATTCTACACCGTGTTCTATCCGGCGCGGAGCGATCCGAGGAGGACCACGAACTGGAAGCACATCTCGGCCGCACTCGCGATCGTCGATGACAACGGCTACGATTGGACCGGGTTCATCGTGGCGCAGTTCGAGGAGCTGGAGGGGTTCGCGAGGTGCCCGCTCCCGGCCCCCCGGAACATCAGCTCATCGGGGGCGATCGACCGATACGACCGGTGGTCGATGCGCGAGCGCCAGAAGGGACTGGGATCGCGGCCATTGACGCGCGGAGAGAAGGAGCGGGAGCGGAGGGAGGACGGGGAGTACGCGAGGAACGTTATTCGGAAAGCGAATGGAAAATAAAACTCGCATTGGGGTACCAAATAGCGCCGATATCGTATAGTGTAATACTATTATATTATATAGTGTTTTTGGTGGCCTTATTCGCGATTTTTTTGTCAAGCCAGTCCTGCGTTTCAGCGATTTTGGCGATTTTTTGAAGAAAATTGCGAAAAAAGAAAGGATGAATTGTGAAATGCTTGCCTACAAAGGGTTTCAAGGGATGAGAATTTATGACAACTTTATTCTGAAGGTGAAAAATGTCTGACCACTATCCCTTTGACGTACATTTCCAGCGCATCCTGATCGCGTTGGTGTTCAGGCGTCGCGGGTTCCTGCGCCAGTTCCGCGAGGTGCTGGCCCCGGCGCGTTTCTCCAAGATCGTGCACGGGGTCATCATGGAAGTTACCAATGACCTCCATGACCGTTTCGGGAGCGCGACCCCGGAGATGGTCCTGCAGGAGATACGGCGCCTGGCGGGCTCCCCCTCCCTGCGGAGCATCGACCCGACGGTCTACGAGCGCGAGGTCAGGCGCATCGAATCCCTCGACTGCGGCGACGAGGCGGACTACACGCGGGAACTCCTGGTGGCGTTCGCCCGGAGGCAGGCGCTCGCCGCGTTCGTGCAGCGCGCGGCCGACACCGCCGAACAGGGGCCGACCTCTGAGGACTACGATCGCATGGGGCGCGAGTACGACCGCATCATCCAGATAGGGCACGACATCACGGACACGGGGACGTGGTTCTTCCGGGACGCGAGGGAGTGGCTCCGCCGCCATGAGCGGGTCAGGGAGGGGCGGGTGCTGACCATGATCCGACGCCTCGACGAGAAGACGCACGGGCTCGGCGCGGGCGAGGTCGGCGTCATCCTCGGGTTCAAGGGGAGGGGGAAGACGGCGACGCTGGTGAACCTGTCCGCCGCCGCCATCTTCCAGCGCAAGCGGATCGTCTACTACACCGTGGGGGACCAGGAGGAGACGTACATCAACGCCCGCCTCGCCGCGCGCGTCTCCGGGTCCCCCGCGAACGAGATCAGCGATCACGAAGGGCAGCTCCTCCGGAAACTGGAGGAAGTGCATTCGATGTTCCGGGGTGATTTCGTGTGCAAGTTCTTCGTTCCCGGAACCACGGTGCGCCAGCTCGACGCCCACCTGACCACCCTGGAGGGGCTGGGGTACGTGCCCGACATGGTGGTCGTCGACTACGGGGACCAGCTCGCCCCCGGGAGGAGTCGGGGGAGCGGATGGGAGGACCAGCAGGCGGCCTACAACGAGCTCATCGCCCTGGCGGGGGAGCGTCGGGTGGCGTTGTGGACCGCCTCGCAGATAGGCCGGAGCCAGGGGGACAAGGCGGTGGTGGGCTTGGAGGATGCGGCATATTCCTTCGCGAAGCTGGCGGGGGTGCATCTGGTGCTCTCGCTCTCGCAGCTCCCGGAGGAGCGCAGGCGCGACCAGATGCGGATCGTGGTCGCGCACCAGCGCCACGGGCCGGCGGGGGGCGCGGTCCTGGTGGACTACGACTGGGACCGGATGCTGGTTCAGGCGGCGCGGGAGGGGAACGAGGATGTCACCGGATGATGTTTGGCTGCGTTCTGAGGCAAAATTAATTTATAGGGGCGGAAAATAAAACCCGCATTGGGGCACCAAATAGCGCCGATATCGTATAGTGTAATACTATTATATTATATAGTGTTTTTGATAGCCTTATTCGCGATTTTTTTGTCAAGCCAGTTCTACGTTTCAGCGATTTTGGCGATTTTTGCGGCAAGATCGGAACCACAAGGGAAACGTGATTCTGAAACCCTTGCCTATACAGGGTTTCGGGGGATAAGGATTGCATCATAAAAGCATGTGTTCACCGGATAACGCCTATGAACCTGCGCCAGGCGCTTGAGCGTTTCGGTCCGGTCACGGAGCACGGCGACGAGTTCCTGACCACATGCCCGGAATGCCGGAAGGCACAGCATTTCTATGTCAACCGTAGGAAACTGAAGGGCTATTGCCAGCGGTGCGGATACCGCGTCGGCCCCCGTTGGATCGGCAGATTGCTCGGTGGGGATCTGGACGAGACCACCGAGGACCGCATCCGGGAATTGTTGCGTAACGATCGTGCCGGCACGGACGCGCTCGCCCTCCCGGATGAGACCGGTTACGATTTCGGCACCAGGACCGGTAGGTGTGCTCTGCGCTATTGGATGAAGCGCGGGTTGAGTACTGGGCAGCTTGAATCCTACCGTGTCGGCTATTGCGCTTCGGGCAGGTACGAGGGGAGGCTCATCATCCCGGTCTACGAGCGCGGCGAGCTCGTCTATTTCCAGGCGCGCAGTTTCGGCGTGATGTTCCCCCCGTACCTGAACCCGCCGAGGGGGCGGGGAAGGGGCAAGTCGGAGGTCGTGTTCAACCTCGACAGCGCGTCGGGGACGGGCACGGCGGTCGTCACCGAGGGCGTGTTCGACGCCATGGCGGTCGGCCCCTCCGGAGTATCGCTTTTCGGCAAGTTCGCCAGCGGAGCGCAGTTGGGAAAACTGGCGGAGCGCGGCCTCTCCGAGGTCTATGTCATGCTCGATTCGGAGGAAAAGGATCCCGATATTCCCCATCAGGCACGGGCGCTCGCCCGGCAACTCGCTTCCTACCTTTTGGACGTCACCGTCCGCGTGTGCAGGCTCCCGCACGGCGATCCTGGTTCGTCGTCACGCGAAGACATCTCTCGGGCCCTCGCGCGCGCCACCCCCTTGACACTTTGTGATATTGTGCTATAATATATAGTGTAATACCATCAAGAGAGAAGGAGAGAGAAGATGACCGAGACCACCATCACCCCGGAAGTTCTGAAAGCCATCGGGGGCAGCGAGTGGGAAAAGTACGGGAAACGCCGGGTATATTTCAATAATTCGGCAAAGTGGTACGGCCTGAAAGTCACCCGGAATCTCGGCGGGGGCATCGGCGCAGCCTCCCTTGACGGGGAAAAGATCAGCAAGAGCAACGCCAGCCGGATCATCGCTCTCATCGGAACCGTGTATTACGATTTCCAGGACCAGTCTTTCCATACTACCGGCGACAAAGAGTATGGAGAGCGAATCATCAATGCCATCAAGAGTCAACTGAAGGAAGCGACACAGGAAGAGACAGAGCAGCAGACGGCGACCATCAGCCAAAAGGGGCCGGTGGAAGCGGACTTGGTGGGGCTGGCAGGAGGTAGAGTGATCGGCGGTTATGTCTTCAAGCCCGATGCGAAGCCTGATAACATCGGACGCTGTGCCCGTTGCGGCCGGCCGGCGCCGTGGATCACGGGAGCGGGGGAGCATCTGTGTCATCGACATCAGGACGACTACTAATCCTCTCTCGGGCCCTCACATGCGCCACCCCCATTGCCACTTTGTGATATTGTGCTATAATATATAGTGTAATACCATCAAAGAGAAGGAGAGACAAGATGACCGAGACCACCATCATCCAGAAAATCAGAGAAGCCGAAGCCCGCGCCGCAAACGCAACCGCCCGAGACGCACGGGCTTGGCGGGGATATATCAAACTCCTCCAGCAGAAGTTGGATCGGATGGAGCAAGGGGGACCGGAATACCCCGTACTAGGGCCGGAGATCGAAGGCCCGGAAGCGGGCCGAGCAAATCAAGGGAGCTAAAATTGGAAACAACCGTACTCAGTATCGCGAACGACATTCTTGCTATCGTCCAGAATCTTGATAGCGAGGACGCGGTGGAGTACACGAAACTCTACCTGCGCAGCCTACACACTATGACTGAGCAGGTAGAAGGGATCGAGATCGACTGCCCGGCAATCTTGGCGGCGGTCGCGGAGACTGACCCCAGAATCGCCGGCTTGACCGCGGCGGACTGGGGAGGAGAGGAGGAAAAGATGGGGCGGTATATCGTAAAAGACCACAGGGGCGGGGTAGTAATGGAGCTAACTCCCGAGGAATTCCTGGATTGGCAAGAGGAGCCGGAGGAAAACCGGACCAACCGCAACTGGGAGTACGTTGAGTAACTTCCCACCTGCCTCGCCTCGTGCGGGGCAGTGGGGAAGTTACTACGAAGAGGAGGAAGGATCATGAAGGAAGTCTATGAGGTATACGGAAGATTCAACGGCAAGCCGGCAGGCTTCGTAGGCCGCTATCGCAGCCGGGAAGCCGCAGATCGGGATCGCGCTCACTCGCATGTGTCCACTATCGTGAAGCGCGTCCGAGTCAGTGACGAAGAGCATGCGCAGTGGGCCGGGAGCGGCTACAAAGTGCGCGGCTGGCTGACGTTGTAATCTCCCACGGGGGCCTCCACGCGGGGCTCCTGGGGAGGGTACTCTATCACAAGGGGGGAGGATCATGGCACGAATCAATCAAAAGTTCAGGAAGAAACTTGAGGAAAGCTATACGGACCATCTTGGTTATCCTCCACATCTGAGCACAGCACACATTCCCACTGTGCTTGGCGTGCGACGCCGGGCAGTGGTCATCGCGGGTCGAATGCGACTCACCCGAGGTGAAGAGGAAGCCGTGAGGCAAGTGCAGGCAACGATTGGTCTTTATAACAGATGACCTCCCACGAGGCTCCGTCACTGGGCCTCCTGGGGAGGACATCAACAAGAGGAGCGGTATCATGGTTAGCCGAACAAGAGAGAGGATAAGGAGCGATGGCCACATTTCCGTCATATCTGCCGACGGCGGGTTGGTGAGCGAGTTCGCTCCCGACGTTCCCCCGAGAAGGCACGTTCGCGCGGGCAACTGGATGATCCCGCTCCGATGGCGTGGTCCCGGTCACTATTGGCTCCAGGGAGGACGCCGCACGGTGTATGCGGGCTATGCCGAGACGCAGGAGGACGCGGCTCGCATGGTGCGCGGGGTCACGGGGAAAGGGATCGACTATTCACGATGCACGATTGTGTGAAGGAGGTATAGGATGAGTGAGTTCGAGAAGCGGCGGCGCGAGCTGAGGCGCCGCTACGAGAAGGGCGAGACCGTGGAGGCGCTCGCCGAGGAGATGGGGGTGCACCCGCAGACGGTGCGCCACCACCTGACCAAGGCGGGCACGAGGATGCGCCCTCCGGGGCCGGTCCCGAAGTTGGCGAAGAGATGAAGGGGCGCTACGATTGGTTCTACGAGGGCAGGTTGAAGTCGACCGGCGAATCCGTGTACCGGAATACGCGCACGGAGGAGTGGGCCAAGGAGGTGGACCACAAGCATTTGCTCCACATCGACCGCCCCCGACCGGGAGAATTGATTCGTCATTGACGGAGGGGAAGATGTCACCGCAGGAGATGCTTCATGAGCACGAGGGCCAGGTGAGGAGGGTCGCAGGGCAATTCTACACGCAGTACCGGTACCTCGACGACGCCTTCGGGTACGAGGACTTCCTCCAGGAGGGGAGGCTGGCGCTCCTGGGCTTGTGGCGCAAGAGCCGTTCCGTGCGCGATTTCAAGCGCCAGAGTTGGGCCACGCTCAGGAACCGCTACCGCAACCTGATCCGCGGCGCGTCCCGGAGACGGGTGCCGCAGGTGTCCGCCTACCGGAGCTTAGATGGCACGGACGGCGAGACTGTGATCGATCTGGTGGAGTCGGGCCGGGAGCTGGCGCCGCTCCCGATCATGGAGCGTAGGGAGCGCCTGGAGCGGTTCCGGGCGCGCCTCTCCGAGATCGGGGTGGTGCTGTTCGACCTGATCCGCGACCCGACTTGCGAGATCAGCACGGTGATGGCGGAGATGCTCAGGGCGAGGCCGTACCGCCAGCGCTACCAGCTGAGCGTGATGCGCGACGCGGCGGAGCGCACGGGGAGGATCGACCGGAAGACATGGAACCGCGGCATGGCCGAGATCAAGGCCGTGGCCGCTATGGGGAGGGAGGCATGAGCAAGCACCCGAAATGTTTTGGGCTCCTATGGAACCCTAGAATCGAGGATTGCCGGGGATGTGCGGATTTCGAGGAGTGCGGGGAGGAGTATGCGCGCAAGCACCCGGAAGGGGACGGTGGGAAGAAGGAGGATGCCACCGATTGCACGTTGCGCATGGTCCCGGTCGAGGATATTGAGTTCAGGACCGGGGCACGAACGCACCTGGAGAAGGAGGCGCTTGACCAGCTCAAGGCTTCGATCGAGACCGTGGGGCTGAGTCAGCCCATCACCGTTCTCCCGGCGGACGAGAAGGGCGTGCATGTGGGCGTGATCGGGTGGCGGCGTTGGAATGCGTTCAAGCAGCTCGGCCGGGCGGAGATACCCTGCATGGTCTGTTCCGGGAAGTGGGCTCAGGACAGCGAGGAGATGCTGGCGGCGCAGATCGTCGAGAACGTGCAGCGTGCCGACCTGAACCCGATCGAATTGGCCGAGGCTTATCGCGACCTGATGGAGAAGGGCCACATGAGCCAGGGGGAGGTGGCCGACAGGGTCGGGGTGAGCCGGGGGTCGGTGAACAGGACGCTGTCGATCTTGAAGCTGGAGGCCGAGGCGAAGGAGATAGCTCAGGCCGAGGGCTTGGGCGTGTCGAAGATGCGGGAGATCGGCCGGGCCAAAGCCGATGAGCAGAAGAAGCTGACCAAGGGCGCGGGGAAGAAGACGAGGGAGCAGCTTGCGGAGGAGACCGAGAAGACGGCGGAGCACAAGCGCGTGCAACGCGTGTGGAAATACGACACCCCGGAATTCCGGGTCATCGTGCAGTTCAAGGGCGGACGGAAGATGATCGTGAACAAGGTCGCCGAGGCCCTGGACCTCGCCAGGGACCAGGTGAAGCGGGCAATGCAGGAGAAGGAAGAGTTGGAGTAATCGTGAGCTTGTGGATAAGGTGTAACGCTAGGTTACATGTTATCCACAGGTTATCCACAGGCTTGTTGGCAGGAGGGGAAAATGCCGGTAGGAAGCGTGGTAGACAAGGGGACGGTCGAGGGGTATCCGGTGATGGTGCGGAGGGGCGGACTGCCCTGTGTGCTGTGCGGGTATGTCGGGGTCCCGAGGGGTCATCCCGATTACGGTGCCAGTATGGAGATATTGGAGGACGAACTCGCCGTGCATGGCGGTGTCACTTGGGCTGACGGGGTGCACGACGGCGATGGTTGGCAGTGGGCGTGGGCGGGGGACGTGTGGTGGATAGGGTTCGACTGCGGCCACTATGACGACATCGAGTTCGACGTAGGTAGCAGGACAAGCATCCGGTCGAACAAGGACGCGGCGTTCGTGCGTGCCGAGATACGCGCACTCGCGGCACAGCTCAAGGCGCGCGAGAGGCCGAAGTTGGAGGAGAATCATGAAGAGGTACAAACTGACTGATGAGTACGACCGAACGTATAGCGGATGTCAGTGGGGGGAGGGAGTCACTCATAGTGCACCGGGGGAGGGAGAACTTTGTACTGGCGGATGGATTCACGTGTACACTCACCCATTGTTAGCGGTGTTACTCAATCCGCTGCACCGAGACGATGATCTTAGTGCCGCTCACTTGTGGGAATGCAAAGTGAGCGGTAGGACTAAAGCCGATCACGAGCTCAAACTGGGAGTGGAGAATTGCACCACGGTCAAGCGTATCCCGTTGCCCCAAATTACTCTTGGGCAAAAGGTGCGGTTTGCCATCTTGTGTGCTCTTAAAGTAGTAGACAAGTGGGGATTAAAAGAGTGGGTTGAGTGGGCCAAGCGGTGGTTGTCTGGAGAGGATAGAACCGAAGTGGCAGCAGACGCAGCAGTACACGTAGCAGTAGACGCAGCATACGCAGCACACGCAGCAGCACACGCAGCAGCAGACGCAGCATACGCAGCACACGCAGCAGCACACGCAGCAAAATCGCAGGGGATAGACCTGATTTCCCTTGCCGAGAGAGCGGTGCGAGAGGAAAAAGAAGATGCAGCGCGAACCGGTTGATCCCGACAGCCATTGGAAAGAGGTGATGGACTTGGGGCGCAGGTACGGGTTTATCATCCAGGCATATGGTGACACGGCGACGTTCGCGACGCATGCGGTCCAGAAGGAGAATGGGATATGGGAAACAACGCAATGGATGAACGGGCACCGGGACCGTCAGTGAGTCTCCCGGTGCTCATGGGGTGGCTGAACGATAGGCAGCGTTACGCCGACAAGCAGATGCACTGGTTCGCGGTCAAGGGCGACGAGGAGCATAGGATGTACTGGCGGGGGGCGTTCAACGCAATACGGACCACGCGTCAGTACCTGAGCGGACTGGAGGGCGGCGATGGACGAGCATGAGGGGTACCGGTTCCCGCAGCTCCACTTGCACACGGAGTATTCCTACCTTGATTCGATGGTGCGTCTGGACGAGCTGCTGGAGTTTGCGGCGCGCCGGTCGATCCCGGCGCTGGCCGTCACCGACCACGGGAACATTGACGCGGCGGTGCGCTTCTCCCGGGAATGCGCGGAGCGCGGCATCAGGCCGATCATCGGATGCGAGGCGTACCTGTGCACCGACCTGGAGCGGGTGAGGGCGAGGGAGGAGAAACGCGCTCACATCACTTTCTGGGTGAGGTCGGACGAGGGCTTCGCGAACCTCACACGGATGCTCTCGGAGGCGAATCTCGACCATTTCTACCGGAAGCCGCACATCCCGGTGGACACGCTCTACCGGCACCTCGGCGGCCTGGTGGTCGGAAGTGCGTGCTACGCCTCGTTCCTCTCGTGGGGGACGGGCCGGGAGATCGCGGCCAACCTTCGGGACATCCTCGGCCCGGATTTCTACGTGGAGATGATGCCCTTCGCGCACGAACCGTTCCTCAGTTACTACCGGGACACGGCACAGGCCGCGCGCAACCTCGACCTCCCGATCGTGGCCACCAACGACGTGCACTACCTCCACCACGGTGATGACATCACGCACGAGACCGTGGTGAACATCGGGTCGAGGAAGCGGAGGGACGATCCGGACCGGCGGCGCTATTCGGTGCGCGAGCTCTGGTACCGGAGCGAGGAGCAAATGGTGCGCGCCTTCCTGGACCAGGGGGTGCTCACCTCGGACGAGATCATCGCGGCGCTCTCGAACGCCTACGCCATCAGCGAGAAGTGCGCCGGGTTCACGCTCCCCGCTCACGGACCCTCGCTTCCCGTTCCGCCCGGAATCGACGGCACTCCGCAAGAGGCGCTTGCCGCGCTCTGCCAGCGGGGCATGAGGCGGAGGAAACTGGCGGGGATCGCGAAGTACGAGGAGCGGCTGGCGGCGGAGCTTCGCCAGATCGCAAGGAGCGGCTTCGACGCCTATTTTCTCGTCGTGCACGAACTCATGGAGTGGGCGCACAAGCGGGGGATCATGACCTCGCCGTGTCGCGGGAGCGTGGGCGGGAGCCTGACGGCGTATGCGCTCGGCATCACCGAGATCGACCCCCTGCGGTACGGGTTGGTGTTCGAGCGGTTCATCGCACCGGGCAGGATCGACTTCCCGGACATCGACCTCGATTTCGAGGACGCGCGCCGGGAAGAGGTCAAGGCCCACCTGCGGAAGGTCTACGGGGAGCGCTCGGTGGCGGCTGTGTCGGTGATGGGGACCATGCGGGCGAGGCAGGCGCTCCGGGACGTGGCGCGCTACCACGGTGTGGCGCTGGCGGAGGTGGACGCGTGTGCCAAGGCGATCCCTCAGGACATCGACACGGGGGAGTCGGGGTTGAGGGTGGCCCGGAAGCGATCGGAGACGGTGACCGCGTTCGCGCACAAGTACCCGGACGTGTTCGGCCAGGCGGTGCGCCTGGAGGGAATGGTCCGCCACAGGGGGGTGCACGCGGCCGGGGTGGTGCTCTCCGATGGGGACCTGATCGATTCGGGCCGGTGCGTGCTCCAGAGGACCAAGGAGGGGCTGACAGTCAACTGGGACAAGGACTGTCTGGAGGCGATGGGCTTCGTGAAGTTCGACATCCTGGGCCTGGCCACGCTGAGCGTGCTCTCCGACGTGCGGAGGGCCATCGGCGGCGGGTTCCGGTTCGTCGACCTCCCGCTCGACGATCCCGCGGTGTTCCGCCTCCTGCGCGAGGGCGACGGTGTCGGGGTGTTCCAGCTCGGGACCACGGGCATCAGGAGCGCCATCGGGAAGGTCGGGGTCTCGTCCTTCGAGGACCTGGTGGCGATAAACGCGCTCTACCGGCCCGGCACGCTCAGGACGGGCATCCTGGACGACTACGCGGACCGGAAGGCGGGGAGGCAGCCGGTCGAGCGGATCCACCCCATCTACGATGAGATCACGAAGGCGACCTACGGGCTCATCGTGTACCAGGAACAGGTGATGTGGCTGCTCTCGCGCCTGGCGGGTTTCCCCTGGGAGAAGACCGACCGGGTGCGGAAGATCATCTCCAAGAGCAAGGGGGTGAGGCAGTTCCAGCGCTACGAGCGCGAGTTCGTGACCGGGTGCGTGGAGAGGGGGACGCTGGACGGGGACACGGCCCGGACGCTCTATCAGCGCCTGCGGCAGTTCAGCCAGTACGCGTTCAACCGCTCCCATTCCGTGGGCTACACCATGCTCGGGTATTGGACCGCATGGTGCAAGGCGCACCATCGGCGGGAGTTCATGGCCGCGCTCCTGCGGCACACGGGCAGCGACGACAAGGTGGCCGGCTACGTGAACGACGCGCGCTACCACGGGATCGAGGTGGTCGACCCGCACGTGAATGCGAGCGGGGTCTCATGGGAAATACGCGACGGGAGGCTGGTGGCCGGGCTCACCACGGTCAAGGGCATCGCGGCCGCGTCGGCGGAGAGGATCGTGCGTGTGCGCGGGGGGAAGCCGTTCAGCGGTTCGCTCGACTTCGAGATGCGTTCCCAGGGGACGGGCAGGTCTGTGCTGGAGGCGCTCGGGCGCGCCGGGGCGTTAGAGGGCCTGGCCGAGTGCGAGATCGATCGGGCGGCTGCGCTCCCCTACACGGCCAGGGGGGCGTACCCGAGGCTGAAGCTGTTCCTGCGCCGGAACGCGCCCAGGCAGCGGTTGGGGGAGGGTGCGATCGAGCGCATGGCCTCGGGGAACATCGGGGGGGTGGCGTTCGATGCGCTGAGGATCAGGAAGCTCGGGGACGCCGAGATGGAGGTGTTGCGCGCACCGGTGCTCGCGTGCAGGGCGTGTCCGCTGAGGAAGGAGGCGTCGACCCCGGTCCCGCTGGAGGGCGGCACGCTCAACGTGATGATCGTGTGCGAGGCCCCGGGGAAGGTGGAGGACCGCGAGGGGCGGCCGCTGGTGGGCCCGGCGGGAAGGCTCTTGTTCGAGCAGATGGAGGCGGCGGGACTGCGCCGGGAGTACTTCTACCTGGCGAACGCGGTGCGGTGCTGGCCCTCGAAGAGCGGCCGGCCGTCCATGAAGCAGGTGGACGAGTGCTCGAAGCACCTGCGCGCGGAGATGGAGCGGGTACAGCCGTGCCTGGTGCTGGCGGCGGGGAACATGGCGCGGTACGCGTTCACGGGCGAGAAGGCGGGCATCATGAGCCACAACGCCGAATTGGCATGGAGCGAGCGGTACGGGTGCTTCGTGCTCTTCACCATCCATCCCTCGGCGGTGCTCAGGGACAAGGGAAACGCGCCCATGCTGCGCGAGGCGATCGGGAGACTGCACGGACTCATCTTCGCCATGTCGGGGAAGGGGGGTGCCGGATAGTACCGGACCACCTCGGCCGTTTGGTGTTAATATAAATAAACACAGGAGGTGCGGATGAAACGGACCCCGCGCGAGATCATGGTCGGCGACGAGAACGTGTCCCAGCAGCTCATTATCGACCAGACGCGCATTGAGGAGGAACTGAGTAGGAGCGCATCGCTTTACGCGTGGTGGGCGGTGCAGGAGGTCAAGGCGAAGGACGCCTTGGACGCGTACGAGGGGCAGGCGGCGAGGAAGCTGCGCGACGGCCCGGACAGGATGAGCGAGACGAGGATCGCGTCCGAGTTGAAGACCGACGGGGACTACCTGCGCCACAAGAGGCGGTACCATACGATGCAAGTAATCGCCAACGCCTTCGAGCTCAGGGCGTACGCGGTCAGGGCGATGTCGAAGAGACAGGAGAATCTCATGTCGCTGGAGGCAAGGAAGGTGTACGCTGATTCTATCGTGAAAGGAGGCGATAATGCCGGTTGATATCGACGAATTAATAAGGAAACATCAGCAACTCAAGAGGAAGATGAAGGGTGGCTCTATCCCGAATCTCGACTGGGAGGGGAGTATATGGGTGCGTATCCTCCCGCCATGGAAGCTGGAGGCGTCATTCTATGCCGAATTTCCAGTGCATTATCTGCCGATGCCAGATGCCCCCTCAAAGAGCCGTCCGTGGCAGTGTCTGCGCTATGCTGAGGAGCAGGCACTTGAGGATTGCCCGCTATGTCAGATTGAGCGGGCGTTGCGTGATAAGGGTGGTAGTGATACGAATGAAGCGAGGGAGATGCGTCGGAAGCTCCGGTTCGCGATGAATGTACTGGTCCGGGATACGGGGGAAGTCAACGTGCTCGTTTGCGGTCCGAAACTCTTTACCCAGATTTTGGCCCTTTTCGCCAATCCGCATTATGGCAACATCACAAAGCCGGATACGGGAACGGACCTGACGTTGGTGAAGGAGCGGACGGGATCGGGGCGTAAGGACGTTGATTACCAGACACAGACGGTCCCGAACTCCAAGCCGCTGAAGGATTCGGAGTGGAAGGGGAAGCTCTACGATTTGGATAAGGTATTTCGTGTGTGGACCAGCGAGCAGCTCATCGCCGCCTACAAGGGCGAGGAGGTTGAGGGCGATCCGGACCTGGAATCAGAACAGGGCGACGGTTCCGGGGTGGCGATGAACGAGGACGAGGCCGAGCGTCGGGAGATGCGGGACGAAGGGATGGTTCAGGGCGCACCGCAGCAGGCCCGTCCCCGGTGCTTCGGTTCCTACGACAAGGGCGACGCATCCTGCGTGTCCTGCGCGTGGGCGGAGGAGTGCCGGGCCAAGGGCGCGTCGAAGCAGGAGGCGCCGAAGCAGGACGACGTGAACAGTATCCTGGATGAGATCCATCGGGGGAGCGGCACGTGAAGCGCCAACCGAATCAGCGCAAGGCGGCGATAGGAAAGATCGCCGAAGGCATCGAGGCGGAGCACGGCAACGTGCTCCGCCGGATCAAGGAGGTTGAGTACCTTGGCACCGGGATACGCGCGCTCGACTGGGCGCTCGGCAGGGGACTCCCGGTCGGGCGGATGACCGAGGTGTTCGGGGAGTTCGCCACGGGCAAGAGCGTCCTCGGTCTCCAACTCGCGGCCAAGGTGCAGCGCGAGGGCGGAGTGTCGATCGTCGTCGACAGCGAGCGCAGGTTCAGCGTGTCCATGGCGAAGGCGTTGGGGATCGACACAGAGGAGGTTATCTACATCCCCGGCACGTGCCTGGAGGAGACCTACGACCGGATGGCGACGGCGGTCGCGAAGGCGCGGGAGCACTTCGACGGCGACATCTACCTGATGTGGGACTCGCTCGGTTCCACCCAGTCGCGCGACGAGATGGAGGGGAAGGTAGACCTCGGCGGCCAGCGCGGGAGGCGGGCCTACGCGAACAGCGTGGGTTTGGCGAAGATGACGCCCCTTATCGACGATTGTCGGGTGGCGTTCTACATGGTCAACCAGCTCCGGGTGAAGCCGGACGTGGTGTACGGGAAGACGTGGTACACGATGGGCGGGAAGGCCCCGGAATTCTACTCGACGGTGCAGGTGATGCTGAGCAAGGGCAAGGAGATCGAGGGGGAGCGCCGGGAGATCGTCGGTCAGCGCGGGAAGCTCAGGGTGGTGAAGAACACGGTCGCGCCTCCGTTCCGGGGGTTCGAATTCGAGCTGTTCTTCGATCGGGGCATCCCGGAGGAGAGCGGGTGGGTGGATACCCTGGTGCAGCGCGGCCTGGTCATCGTCTCCGGGGGATGGTGTTATGTGAACGCCGACAAGGAGAAGCGGAAGTTCCGGAAAGCCGATATCGTGAAGTTCCTGGCGGAGCACCCGGAGCTGGAGAAGGTCGTTACCGGGTAACGGGAGGAGCCATGGACCAAAGAGGAAGCAGGACGAAGGGCGACCGCTACGAGCGGAGGATCGCGCGCATCATCGGTGATTGGTGGGGCAGGCCGGTGTACCGTACTCCGCGCTCTGGCGGCACGCACTGGAAGGGTGATTTGATTTGTACGGAGGAGGCGCTCCCGTTCTCGGTGGAGTGCAAGAAACGGGAGAGCTGGAGCTTCCGGGACCTGTTCTCGGGGCATGTCGGGAAGGACAACCTGTGGGGTTTCTGGAGCCAATGTCTGGACGCGGCGGAGGAGGACAGGCGCATCCCGCTCCTGGTGTTCTCGAAGAACCGCCAGATGGATTACGCCATGGTGGCGGTGCGGACATTTTCTAAGCTTTGGGATTTGTTTGGCAAGGATGGTGGCATGATCAAGTGCGTAACTGCGCAGGATTCGGTTCGTAAGGGTAAGTATGTGTACGTAGTGCCCTTGGTTGACTTACTGGCGTGGATGGACGTCGGAATGTTCGATGACATAGCGGTAGAAGGGGAGGTTTGGTGTTAATACTGGTAGCGATAGTCGGCGGGTTCGTGGTCGGACTGTGCGGGGGTATCCTCCTGACGTTCTGGACGCTGCGCAGGAGGGGGTTCGTGTTCTTCCGGCATAGCACGTGGGTGTACCGGGCCGAGCGGACGATGGGAGGGGAGGATGACAAACAATGATCCACTCAGTGAGGCCGAGAAGATAGTGGCCGACGAACAGGAACGGCAGGCCAGGATCGAAGCTGACGCGCGAATCGATGTTGTGATGAAGAAATATGTTGAGATCTGCGGGGATTTGTATTCTAGATTATACGGTTCTAACGGAGTGTTCGCCGAACCGACTGACAGAATTGAAAAGTGGTTTGATGATAATTGGAGATTCGTGATTCTTCTGGTATCGGCGACAGCAATCGTAGGTGTAATTACGGTTATTCTGTTGGTTTTTGTGGGCGGGTATTCATTTTGACAGGGAGGAGCCAATGTATACCTCGTATATCGTGGGAACGGCGGCGGAGGATATCCACAGGGGACAGGCGGTCTACACTGACCGGACGGGGAGACTGCGTTGTCGCCGTGTCAAGGGATGCAAGCTCGTCGGGGTGGCGGCATCAGACGCGCTTTCATGGGATGAGGTCAGGGTGATTCCGGAGATGACACGATGAGATTCCTCGTGACGGCGGACCTGCACTGTCATAACCACCAGGCGTTCGCCACGTACAATGGCGACGGGGTGAACGAGCGGCTGCTTGATTCGCTGGGGGTGATCGGGCGGATGGCGGACTACGCGGAGGAGTACGGGATCACACGCCTCGTCATCGCCGGTGACCTCTTCGACAAGCGCACAGCGGTCCAGACCGACGTGCTCCATCTGACCTTCGAGGCGATCCTCGCGGTGCGGAGGAGGGGATTATCTCCCATCATCATCACCGGGAACCACGACCAGTTCCTCAGGAACGGCCGGTACCACGCCACGGCGGTGTTCCAGAACATGGCGCTTGTGGTGGACACGCCGCAGGTGACGATGATGGAGGAAGTCGCGTTCATGTTGTGCCCCTTCATCGACGACATGGGGGAACGGAAGGCGGCGCTCGGTCGACTCGCGAGGGCGCAGACGCCGGGTGCCGACCGGAGAATCCTCATCGCCCACACGCCCATAGACGATGGTTTTGTCGGAAGTTTCGGTGATTCCGAGGTTATGGTCGACCAGGGCGTGGAAGTGGCCGATTTGGTGCCCGAGGCGTATGATCTTGCCATCTTGGGGGACTACCATCAGGCCCAAGCGCTCACCGATGACGGGCAGGTATTCTACGTGGGCAGCCCGCTCCAGCTCGACCGGGGCGAGAGCGGGGAGAAGGGGTTCTGGGAGGTCGAGGCCTCGAAGGGCAAGGTGAATGCCAAAATGGTCCCGGTGGACGCGCCCAGGTTCGTCGATGCCGTCCCTGGCGGCGACGGGGTCGATGCGGAGGGCAACTTCGTGACCGCCGTGATCCCGGCCTCCACGCCGAGGCAACAGGAGGAGCGGTTGAGGAAGGCGCTCATGGCGCAGGGGGCGCGCGCGGTGAGGATCGAGCGGAAGGCGGGCAGGGCGGAGGTGGAGAACCGCCTCGGACTCACTCTGGACATGACCGTGGAGCAGATGATGGGCAGGTACGTGCGGTCGTTCGGGTGGGACGGAGGGAAGACCGAGGAATATCTCGGCGTGGGCATGGAACTGGTGGGGGGAGGCGCGAATGCTAACCGTTGACCGGCTGAGGATACGGAACTTCAAGCGCTACCGGGACCAGGGATTCGACTTTTCGGGCCACCGGCTCACGCTCATCGTGGGCGACAACCGGGACTCGGGGAGCGCGGGGTCCAACGGTGCGGGCAAAACGGGACTCTTCTCCGCCTTGTGCTGGCTCCTCTACGGGGTCACGGAGAAGGGGGAGCGGGCCGATGATGTGGTGAACGAGGAGGTGGGCAGGGACTGCCGGGTGGAGGGCACCCTTGCCGACACGGACGGGCGCACGTACGAACTCGTGCGCACGAGGAAGGCGAAAGGGAGGAAGGCGAATGATCTCACCGTTGCTGTCGACGGCGTTGATATTACGAAATCCAATGTCGCCGAGACTCAGCTTCAGATTGACGGCATCCTCGGGATGGACTACCGGACCTTCGTCAACAGTGTCGTTTTCCCCCAGGGGGCGGCGCAGTACTTCGGGGGACTGACGGACGCGGAGCAGAAGGCGGTGTTGGAGCGCATCCTCGGCCTCGGCGAACTCACCGAGTACCAGGACAGGGCGAAGGCGGCGCTGAAGGGCGTGGAGCGGGAGAAGGCGGAGGCCGACTCCGAATTGTCCCGCGAGAACGGGATCATCGAGACCCTGCGCGACGAGCTCTCCAGCCTACAGGAGAACGACCGGGCATGGAAGGGGGACAGGGAGCGCAGGGTGGCCGAGCTTAGGGAGAGGAAGGACCGGGAGGCGCGGGGACTCGCGAAGCGCGCGGAGGAGCTGGAGGAGCGGGAGCAGGGGCTCAAGAAGGAGAAGCGGAAGACGGCCGCGGCGCAGAAGGGGTTGGAGCAGCGGTTCGACGACCTGGCGAAGCGGGAGCGGAAGGCGAGGGACGCGATAGTGAAAGCGGGCATGAGGAAGACCACCGTCCAGGCCGAGCGGGATCAGTTGATTGGCGAAGCGGATAGGGTGCGTTCGGAACTGGAGGGGAAGGCCGAGTGCCCGCTTTGCGGCCAACCGCTCACCGGGGATAAGGTGGGGGAGCACGCGGACGCGCTGAAGCGGAAGGCAGGCAGTTTGGAACCGCAGATCAAGGAATTGGAGCGGAAGGCCAGGAACGCGGAGGAAGCGCACGCGGCACTCAGCTCCGAGGTCGACGCGCTCGCTGCGGAGAAGGCGGAGAACGACAAGGAGCGCCAGGGGCTTAACGAGCGTGAGCGCGATCTCGCCCGCGACAAGGCGGACCTCGACGCCTCGCGGAAGGCCGACGCCGAGCTCGAAAAGCGGATAAGGGAGACTGAGGCGGAGGCCAACCCGTTCGCGCCCCGGATCGCAAAGGTGCAGGGTTCGCTGGGGGAGAAGGAGGAGCACGCCGCCGCCCTGCAGGGACGGGTCGGGGAATTGGCGTCGAGCGCGGAGAAGTACGCGTTCTGGCGCGACGCGTTCGGGAACCAAGGACTGAGGAGCTTCATCCTGGACGCGGTGATCCCGGTGCTGAACGAGCACGTGGCCGAATACGGGAGGGTGCTCACGGACGGGGAGATACGCGTGAGCTTCCACGCCCAGGAAAAGCTTAAGAGCGGGGAGATGAGGGAGCGCTTTGGCATGGACATCGAAAGCGAAGCGAGCGCCTCGGCCTACCGCAAGCTTTCCAACGGGGAGCGTCGGCGCGTGGACCTGGCGATACTTATGGCGTTGCGTGATATGGTGCAGTCCCGGGCGAGCAAGCAGTTCGGCATGGTGTTCGCGGACGAGATATTCGACGGACTTGATGCCGAGGGGATCGAACGTGCGGTGCGGTTGGTCGGGGAGCTGGCACGCACCGAGTGCCGGGTGTTCGTGATCACGCAGCGCGACGATCTCAGGCAGAATTTCTCGGACGTGGTCACGGTGGTGAAGGAGGGAGGGGTGAGCAGGATCGCGGCGTGATTGACAGAACGGGCTGATGTCCTATTATTGTGGCGGGAGGTGTTCACGTTGTCCAAGGAATGGAAACCGGAGGTGCGCGAGGTCGCGATCGGGGATCTGAGGATATCCGGGAAGAATCCCAGGATACATTCTTCGGAACAAGTGGAGAAGATCGTGCGGTCGTTGCGGGAGTTCGGATGGACGAACCCCGTACTTGCCGATAAAAACGGAACGGTCGTCGCGGGACACGGACGTTTGGAGGCGGCGAGGAAGTTGGGGATGGATCGCGTTCCCGTTATTTCCCTTCCGTTCGGCGGGTGTTCGGCGGAGGCGTATATGTTGGCCGACAACAGGATCGCGTTCGACGGCGGTTGGGACGAGGCGAAACTCCGTTTGATTTTGGAGTCGTTGTCCGAAAAGGATATTGATCTTTCGCTGACCGGATTCGAGGAGGACGAGTTGGCGGCGTTGGAAAAGGCCGTGATTGAATTGGCCGAGGAAAGGGACATCGACGGCGAGATCGCAACGACGAACAAATGCCCGAAATGCGGATATGAATGGTAACGGGTTGTCCTTCGTGTCCTTGTTCGCTGGATGCGGGGGTTCGTCGTTGGGTTATTTGCGGGCGGGATTCAACGAGCTTTTGGCAATCGACTTGGATATTGACGCGATGGCCACGTTCGTGATCAATTTTCCCGATATTCCCGTTTGGAGAAAGGACATAAGGGATGTCGGCGGGGACGAGATCCTCCGGTTCTGCGGATTGCCGAAGGGCGGGCTTGGCCTTCTCGACGGGAGTCCGCCGTGTCAGGGGTTCTCCATTTCCGGGAAACGTATTGTTTCCGATTCGAGGAACGACCTTTTCGGGCATAATATCCGGTTGATCCGCGAGATCGAGCCGAAGGCGTTCGTTATCGAGAACGTTCCCGGGATGGCCGTTGGAAGGATGCGCGGGATTTTCAACGGATACATGCGGGCTTTGCGGGCTTTGCCGTATTGCGTCAGGTGCAGGCTCATGAACGCGGCACGGCATGGCGTCCCTCAGGCGAGGCGGCGTCTTGTGTGGCTCGGCGTCAGGAACGATCTTTCCGTGATTCCGGAATTCCCGATCGGCGATCACCGTTCCGTGACGGTCAGGGAGGCTTTGCGCGGATGCCCCCGTGGTCCGGTGCCGAAATTTGACGACAGATATGCGAAGTTGTGGTGGAGGGTGGAACCGGGTCGGAGTGCGGTGGATGTTATCGGGAAAGGATACAACAGTTGTTATAAAATACATCCGGACAGGCCCGCTCCCGTTCTTCCGGCGTTGCAGACGGGGAGAGGGTTCGCCACGGTATGCCATTGGGCGGAGCCGCGGGCGCTTTCCATAGCGGAAGCGAAGCGGTTGCAGAGTTTTCCGGACGGATTCACGATATCGGGCGGATACCAGTCGCAATGGAGGCAATTGGGGAATTCCGTGCCGCCGAAGCTGATGGAGGCGGTGGCGGTTGCGATGGGGAACGTGTTGGGGGGCGCGGATGGATAGGATCGGTCCTGCGACGAGAAGCAGGCTGATGTCGCGGATACGGTCGGTCGACACGAGTTCCGAACGCGCGCTCCGCCGCGAGTTGAGGGCGCGCGGATTCGGTTACAGGAAGAACGTCCGCGGATTGCTCGGGCGTCCCGATATCGCGTTCCCGGGCGAACGGATCGCGGTTTTCGTCGACGGATGCTTCTGGCACGGATGCCCGCGATGCTATCGGGAACTCGCGTCGAACACGGCGTTCTGGAGGCGGAAGGTCTCCGCGAACAGGGAGCGCGACGGGAGGCAGAATCACGAACTCGCGGCGATGGGGTGGACGGTGCTCAAATACTGGGAGCACGAATCGCTCGTATTCGTCGCCGACGAGATCGAGGACGTGGTTATAACACGAAGGAGGCGAGCGCAGCATGGGTAGGATCTCGAAGTACGACCCGGACACGTTCCCCGCTAGGGCGAAGGCATTGGCCCTGAAGGGGTTGTCGGACAAGCAGATCGCGCACAGGCTGGGGATCAACCCCAGGACTCTCAGGCGCTACAGGGACAGGTATCAGGAATTCAAGGAGGCGTTGAAGGAGGGGAAGATGCCGGTGGACCGCGAGGTCGAGAACGCGCTCCTGAAGCGAGCGCTCGGATACGAGACCGAGGAGACGCGCACCACGGTCCGGGAGGGGGGCAATTACGGCATGATGAGACAGGTGGAGCGCATCAAACGCTTCGTGCCCCCGGACGTGAACGCCCAGATGTTCTGGCTCAAGAACCGTCAGCCGGAGAGGTGGCGGGACAAGCAGGAGATCAAGCACAGCGGCACGCTGGCCGATTTCCTGTCGCGCACCGGCTCCCTTTCTGATACGGAACAAAAGGTGGTCGACGAGTATTACGAGCGTTATGACACCCTGGGCATGAGGGTTTCCCGGAATTGAGGAGGGGGGCGGCGTAGAGGCGACAAGGAAGATCCAGTTCTGGGACAGGCGCTACAAGAAGCTGCGCACCGTGGTTGTCATGAACACGTCCGATATCGCCTTTCTCGGCAACGACGGCGTGATCTCGACGGTCGAGGAGCAGATGGACGACAGCGGGTTCGACCCCGCCTCGATTCGTCTGCTCTTTTCCGTTAAGGACAACCTGAAGGGGGGGTTGGACGCGCTCATCGCCTACCTGTACTATTGGGAGGGGAAGACCCAGTCGGAGATAGCCAGGATCATCGGCGTCTCCGCCTCCTTCGTGTTCAACCGCCTGCAGGACTTCCGTGAAGCCGTGCGCGGTTCCCGGGAGTGCCGTGAACTCTGGGAAGAGATGGTCGGGGGCAACGGCGACGGGGAGGTCACCGGATAGCATGGAGATACTCACGAGGTCACCGCAGCCGATTCACCGCCCGTGCTGGGAGCTGAGCGACCGGAACACCCCGGCGGTGCGTTGGGTGGACGAGCATATCGGCATCCCGTTGTGGAGCAAACAGATCGAGGTATTGAACGCGGTTTTCACGCAGGGGTCCGTCACGGTGAGGAGCGGGCACGGGATCGGGAAGACGCTCATCGCGGCCGTGATCACGCTCTGTTTCATCGACACGCTCAGGCCGAGTAAGGTCATCACCACCGCCCCAACCTGGCGCCAGGTGGCCCATATCCTCTGGGCGGAGATCAACACGCTCTATCGCAAGTCGAAGATCCCGCAGCTCATCGGGGGGCGGATGCTGAACATGAGCTACTGGCTCAGCGACGAGCATTTCGCGGTCGGGTTCCACCCCCGCGAGAACCGCCTGGAGGAGTTCCAGGGTTACCACAGCCCGAACATCCTCATCATCATGGACGAATCCCCCGGCATCTCCCAAGTGCTCTACGACGCGGCGATGGGGCTCATGACCACGAACGCCTACATCCTCCAGATCGGCAACCCGACCGAGCCGGCGGGGCACTTCTGGGGATCGTTCCAGGACGATGCGTACCACAAGGTGCACGTGTCCTGCTTCGACAGCCCGAACGTGACCGGGGAGGCGCACATCCCCGGGCTGGTCACGAGGGAGTGGATCGAGGCGAGGAGGAATGACTGGGGGGAGGACGACCCCCGCTACAGGAACAAGGTCCTGGGCGAGTTCTCCGACACCACGGAGGACCGCGGCATCCCGATGGATTGGATCAGGGCGGCGTTCGCATGAGGGTGCTCGGGGGGGATTACGCGAGGATGGGACCGGACCAGACGGTGTTCTGCCTCGCCGACAACGAGGGATGGTCGGAGCATGTCGTGCACGGGTTCTGGGAGTTCTCCGGGTTGAAGAACCCGCAGCGCGTGCAGAGGACGAGGGACCTTTATGTGTCAGAGCATCCGATGTTCGTGTCGGTGGACGCGGTGGGGATCGGCTCGGGCACGGCGGACGATCTGGAGGCGATCGGGGTCCCGGTGTTCCGGGTGATGGGGGGAGCGGCGGCGTTCAACCCGGACTACTACGATCTGCGTTCGGAACTGTTCTGGATCATGCGGAGGAAGTTCGAGCGCCATATCATGCACATCGTCGCCCAGGGGGTCACGAAGGCGCAGAGGGAGAGGATCATCCGGGAGGTCAGCAGCCTCCGTTATTATACCACGTCGAAGGGGAAGATCAGGTTTGAGTCGAAGGAGGAGTACATCAAGCGGGTCGGGAAGTCCCCCGATTATGCCGACACCCTCTCCTACACCATGGTGACCATGGAGATGTGGGAAGGGGCGATGGGCGACCAGGGCGACATCGAGGTGCTCGCCGGCGATCCCGGCCCGTATCCGAGGAGCACGTGGGGCGGAGGGGGGATCGGGAATCGGGACAACATCCCCGACGACCCGGATAGGGGAGCGTTCGGCGAGGTGTCGATCGTGCGATTCGGAGTCAGGGACGACTACGACGATGAGGATGACGGGTAGGAAGAGGGGTTTGGTGTTAATATAAAATGAGAAGCCTCCGTTGTGGTGGAATAGGTAGACACTAGTGAAAGGCATAAGCGAGTCTAGTGGTGTAAATTTGGGAACACGTCTCCGAAACTATAAACGATTTGCCATCGTAGGAAGTAGGAGGGATACCAGGTTAGAGTCCTGGCGGGACATCCAAAGTGCAAATCCTTGGCAGCGGGGGCATACAAGAGGAGGAATGGCATGAAGCTCGACACTGAGGCGTTGGTGAAAGCGTTGGGGACTCTGGAGGGCATGCAGAAGAAAGTGAATGCCCAGAAAGCGGCTATTTTGGCGATGCTCCCGGTCCGCACGGGTGACGCGGTATTCTATGACGGGAACCCCGGCAAGGTGATTGATAGGAGCGTCATGGGACCGCCGTTCTGGATGAAGGTGTCCGTCATGGTGATTATCGGCGAGAAGGGCAGGGATTTTGATTACGCCGATGTTGACCAGAAGACGCTGCGGTTCCCGTTCGATGATAAGGCGGTAGGGAATTATTCGCCCCGTGACCACAAGGCCGATTGGGACAAGTTGACGTTCTTCCCCCGGAGGGAGGAGGCGGTTGAGGACCCACTTCAACGCCCGGATATGGAGGGATGCTGACTTGGACGCTGTAACAGTGGGTTCGGCGACGATATTCATGGGCGCGTGGCTCGGATTCTGGGGTCTCGTCATCAGCAGGAGCTACAAGGGGCAGTTCGATATCCTCATCCCTGTGGTGGTGTTCCTGGTCCTGGCGGGTATAGTCTGCACCGTGGGCCGGTGGATCGTCCCGGTGGCGTTTCTCAATCTGGTCGTGGGCATCATCCTCGGCACGCTGTTCATCCCCACGTGGAAGGACAACAAGGAGAGGAACGACAAGCCGGGCCAGCTGATGGCGGTGCTCATGATGGGGGTGCCGGGCGCGGTCGGACTGGGAAGCGCGGTGCCGGCGCTGATGACGATATTGGGAGGGTGAACGATGAGAACACGCAAAGAAATCGTTGACGGAGTGAGGAGCGTGAGGGTGGGCACGGAGGACGACTTCGCGCCGGATGCTCCGCAACAGCCACCCCCGTGGGTTATGCCCCAGGCGCGCGATCCGATGCTGCGGACGCAGGCCGCGATCGACTACGCGCTGCTGGAGGTCATGCTCGACTGCAGGGGCCTGCTCCAGAGGATATTGAACAGGCTTCCGAAAAAAGAGGTGAAGTGACTTGACGAGACAGACCCCGGCCGTGGTCACGGTCGGTGACATACTGGAGGGCAGGCTCCCGTTCAGGCGCGGGAAGTACGGCACGATCCTGACGATCGACCAGGGAAGCTGGGAATATGCGAAGGGGAAGCGGTGGAAGAAGCCGGAGAAGCGCCTGGACCGCTACGAGATGGGGTACGAGTATTACTTGGAGCACCAGTTCGCCCGTCCGGTCACCAACCTGACCGCGAGCGCGGTCTTCGGCAAGGGCGTCCACTTGGTCGGGGAGAACGACCACGTGGACTTCGCCCGGCCCATCATCGACCAGTTGGACCATTTCATGGTGGGCATCGAGAGCAGTATCTACGGGGACAATTTCATCCGCATCTTCGACGCTCCCCCGGACAGCGGCCGTCCGGTCGACGTCGCGCTCATCCCCCCGGTGACGATCGCGGACAAGATCACCGCGGATGGGAACGCGATGGAGCCGACGGCGTACGTCCAGAAGTTCAGCAACGAGCAGAAGGGCGAGTCGATCCCGGCCTCCGACATGGTGCACGCGATGGTCAACGCGGTCTCGAACTCGCTGTTCGGCAACAGCGACCATTTGCACTTGTTCTACTGGTACGACCTCTACGATTCGATGACGGAGGAGGCGGACAAGCGCCGGCTTTTCGCCTCCCAACCCATCGGGAAATTCACGGGCGTGAACATGCGCTACCGGACGCAGCTGAAGACGCGGATCAACAAGGTCGCGCGCGACAAGGACCAGAAGACGGGCCTGCGCCGGAGCCTGCCGCCCGGGACGCAGCTCATCCTCCCCCCGGGGGCCGACTACGTGTTCGCGGAGCCGAGGGGGGCCTTCGACCTGGAATCGATGCTGAACCGGATCGCGCTCATCATCGCCATGGCGGCGGAGGTGCCGATCCACTGGCTGAACCTGGGGAAGGACGTGAACCGCGCCACCAGCACTAACATGACGTTCCCGTTCATCAAGAAGATCCAGCGCCGTCAGGAGATATTCTCGCGCAAGTACGAGGAACTGCTGCGCAAGTCGTTCGCCCGGCTGAAGGCGCAGCGCGAGAAGGGGGAGAAGTTCCGGAGGCTGCCGAGCGCGAGGATCCTCGCGGCGGACGAACTGGACGTGCGCGTGGAGTTCCCGCCCATTTTCGACTACGAGCTGGAGGACGTGGAGCGGGCGCTAAAGTCGGTCACGCTCCTGTACCAGCAGGGACTGGTGAGCCACAAGACGGCGGTGGACACGGTGTGCAAATACCTCGGGCTCGACGTGGAGGAGGAGGAGCGATTGTTGGATGAGGAGCGGGAGAAGGCGGAGACCGCGGAACAGGAGTACAGTCCGGTCGACCGTCTGGTCCAGGAGATCGGGAGCATGGTGAGCGACGGCGACATCGACCGGGACACGGCGAACCGGATGATCGAGAAGTTGACGAAGGCGTGAGGGCTAAATGGCCG